GGAGGAAGACTTTTTGAGTGGAATGGAACTGATGCTTGGGTTCAAAAAGCAGATCAATAAAATAGTCAAAATTATATTTATTCTGAAGTTATTTTTAATGGTAAATTATATGGAGGAACAGGTCAAAGTGCTACAACTGGAGCGAGATTATTTGAGTGGAATGGAACTAATGCTTGGGTTCAAGTAGCTCCGAACTTAGAAAGTCAAAGATATATTTATTCTCTTGTTATTTTCAATGATAAATTATATGGAGGGACTGGAGTTGATTATGGAGAGTCAGGAGGAAAATTATTTGAATGGAATGGAACAGATGCTTGGGTGAAAAAAGCAAATCAATCAGTTGATGAAAGGGATATCTATTCTTTAGTTATTTTTGAAGGGAATGGAAATGGAAATGGAGTAACGAAAACTTCAATTATTTCAGAAATGTGGAATTGGTAAAATCAATTAGTTGAAAGGATAAAAAAATGTCAGACGCGAATCGTGTCCAATTAGCGTGTAGAAAGGAAGCTACATTTGGTGTAGCTGGGGAACGACTTTGTTCTACTCCAATTGATCCGGGTGGTGATAATACTGGGAATGGAACTGTATCTTTACCTGTTGCAGTAACTACGGCTCCTAAAGAAACTTGGACATTAACTTGCACAGCTACTACAAGTATCTTCACAGTTGTAGGAAGTGTGAGTGGAGCAAAAGCAGATGCGACTGTTGGAACTCCTTATGATAACGAGATTGTTTCTTTTCTCATCACTGCAGGAGGAACAGGTTTTGCAGAAGGTGATAATTTCACATTCGACGTTGAAGGTGATCTTCAAGTTATGAGAATTACTGGTGAATCGCTGAAGCAAGATACAACAGTTGTCACCAGCGAGGAAATTCGTTCAGATCGGCAAATTGCAGATATCATCCGTACAGGTGTTGGAGCCAGCGGAGGTATTGATTTTGAGCTCAGCTATGGAACTTTCGATGATTTTCTTCAAGCAATTTTGTTCTCAGATGGATGGTCAACGGAAGTGACGCTTCCTTCTGCTCCTTCTGCTCTTACAGATCCTTCTCCTGCAAATACAGGAGGAGGAGCTTTAACTGAAATAATTGTGGACAATGATGCTCCTGTAGAAACTTGGACAATCACTTGCACAGACGTAGGAACTCCTGCAATATTTTCAGTTGTAGGAAGTGTGAGTGGAGCACAAGCAAATGCAACTGCAGAAGTTGCTTATGATAATGGCTTTGTCGCTTTTATTATAAAAGCTACTGGAGCAGCTTTTGCCATAGGTGATGATTTTTCTTTCGGTGTCACAAGAGGAAAGACGATTACTGGTTTAGCTGATGATAATTCGTTTAATGAAATACTAACTCCAGTGACAATAATAAATGTAGGAAACGGATTACCCGAAGACATCACCGATATAGCTGCTCCCGGAGCTACTCCTCCCATTGTTATTCCATCAGAAACTTGGACAATGATTTGCACAGTTAAAGATACGACATTCTCTGTTGTTGGTTCTGTAAGTGGAGTAATCACTGGTCAAGAAACAGCAACTGTTGGAGTGCCTTATGATAACGGGTTTATTAAATTCACCATTGGTGGAGTAGCTGATGATTGGGAAGCTGGGGATGAATTTGTTATCACTAATAATTTTAGTGGTCTGGTTGCAAATCAATGGATTCGAGTTTCTGGTTTTCCAACTTTATCTGCAATGAATAACGGCTGGTTCAAAATAACATCTGTAACTTCATTAAAAGTTGTTGTTTCACATGGAACTTTGATAACTACGGTTGCAGGTGAACCTATTGTTATACAGATGGGGGCACAAATTCTGAATGGAGTAACTCTTGCCAGTTGGAATATCGAAAGAGAATATAAAGATTTAACTAATGTCTTTGCTCTTTTCACAGGAATGTGTCTTGGTGAAATGAGTCTCGATATTCCAGCCGATGGCCGTATCACTGGTAGTTTTACTCTTATAGGATCTAAAGAAGAAACTAAAACTGCATCTCAAGGAACTGGTCATATCAAAGCGACGACTACAACTATTATGACCGGAGCAAATCACGTAGATGATATTTTTGAAAATAAGCAAGAGGCTAAGATTCTAAGTCTCTCTATGTCAATTAATAACAATCTACGAACAAGACTTCAAGTGGGTCATCTTGGTGCTGTTAGTGTTGGTTCTGGTTCTATTTTAATCACTGGTTCTTTAGAGCTTTATCTCCCAGACGCAGCACTCTTTGATAAATATCTGGATCAAACGCCATCTTCGTTATCTATTGGTGTGACAGATGGTGCTGGTAACGGATATATAATTGAGATTCCTACTATGAGAATCACGGATGGAACAAGACCGGCTGGTGGTTTGAATACAGATGTTGTAGGAACTTTCGAATGGCAAGCATATATGAATCCAATTGAGGAGATCAGTATTCGTATAACACGATTTCCGGTCATTGCGTAGCTAAATTGTTCAAATGGGTGTTATTACACTGATGTGACGTCGTTTGGCTCGTACAGAGGGACTGGGGAGCTTGATTATTAACGTTTAGGAGTTAATATGCCGACTATTTGTAGTAAAGATAAAAAAGGTTGTTTTTGTCGCTGGGGAACCCATGGCAAAAAATATTATTATAAATGTGGAAATAAAACTGCGAAAAAACAAGCAAGAGCAAAAGCAGATAAACAAGGTAGAAAAATATTTTCTACTGGTTGGCGAAGTTAATTTTTTGTGGAGGCCTAAAAATGGCAAATATAGCACTTATTAAAACAGATTTACAAAAAGAGACGCAGGGAGTTTGGATTGATTTCGAAGTAGGTATTAAATTAAAAATAGCAAGAGCAAGAAATCTTGCTTATCGTGAATTGATGACAAAACTGACCGAACCTCATCGAAAAACAATTCGAGAAGGTGGGATGGAGTTTGAAGAGCTTGAAGATATATTAAAACAAGTTCGAGCTGAGACTATTTTACTTGATTGGAGAAACATCGAAGATGAAGCTGGGAATATAATTACATATAGTGCAAAGCAAGCATTAGAATTTTTCAGAGATCCTGAATTACGGGATTTCTATACTTTTGTGATTGTCCAATCCGAAAATATGGAGAATTTCAAAAAGGAATTAGTAAAGGATTCGGAAAAAAACTTATTGACTTTCTCCGATGGCAGCTCGACTGGGGAAGATATCAAAGTAAATTAAAAGCTGTTGGAGTAGAAAAAACTTCGCCTGATTTATATGAAGATTTAATATTCACCTGGGAAGGATTTAATGCTTTAAGTGCTTCAAGAATAGGTTTTGAAGCAATACGATTTTCGGAAATTGAAAGCTGGCTTAATTTGAATGGAATTACAAATTTCGAATATCGTCAAGAAATTACGCACTTAATTCGAATCTTAGATATTGAGTATTTAGATCTTTTGAATCAACAAAATAAAAGGAAGTAAATTATGCCTACTCTCGATGTTGCGATTAATTCATTAAGAGCGAAAGCCGGAGCAACGCAATTTGATCAAGCTGCTGCGAAAATAAAACAGTCTGCGAAAAATATAGATAGAGGTATAGCTCAAACACAAAAAGGATTAGGTGGTCTTGGAGATAAATTCAAAACTGTTGCGAAAGCTGCTCTTGGAATGGCTGCGGTTTATGGTGTTTCAAGATTTCTAAAATCCTCTATTCAAGAGATGGCACAATACGAATTGGGATTAGCTAATGTTTCTACAATGTTAGATGAATCTTCAATGAAATTTATGCCAAAATATGAAAAAGAATTAAGTAAATTAGCTATTAAATATGGAGAAGCAACAGGCACTCTTTCTAAGGGATTATATGATATTTTATCTGCAAGTGTAGATGCTGCAGAAGCTTTAGATGTTCTTGATGTAGCAGCGAGAGCAGCGAAAGCTGGTTTAACAGATACAGGAAAAGCTGCTGATATTTTAACTACGATTATCAATGCTTATGGAATGTCTGCTGGTCAAGCTGAAGAGATAGCTGATATTTTATTCGCCACTGTAAAACGTGGAAAAACTACATTTGATGAATTAGCAAACTCTATGGGTATGGTGGTTTCTTTAGCTGCGACATCTAATTTGAGTATAGAAGAAGTTAGTGCTGCATTAGCTACAATGACCAGAGCTGGTATTAGTACAGATATGGCAGTGACTTCTCTCAAAGGAATTTTGACTACATTCTTAAGTCCTACAGAACAAAATATAGAAGCTGCAAAAAAATTAGGTTTAGAATTAAATAGTAACACACTTAGAACAATAGGGTTGACCGGAGCCGTAAAGAAATTAGAAGGTGCTTCAGCAGAACAAATAGCTGCGGTTTTTACTAATGTTAGAGCTTTAACAGGTCTTTCTTCTTTATTGCAAGCAACGGATGGTTATATGATAGATTTAGGAGAGACTACTAATGCAAGTGGTAAAATGATGGAGGCTTTTGGTAAAGTTACTAAGACAACAACAATGGAGCTTGGTCAATTCAGAGAAACATGGAAAGCCACAAAACGCGAAATTGGAAAAGCAGCGGCAGAAGATATAGGTGAGTTTACAGAAGTTCTTGAAAATACTACGCCTATTCTTAGTAAACTTGTTGTTGGTTTTATTAAAGTAGGTAAAGCTTCTCCTCTTTATACTATATTAAAACTTTCTGGAGGTTATTTAAAACTTAATGATGCACAAAAAGCAGTAAATACGGAATGGGAAGGTTCTTATGGTGTCTATCGAACTACAGAGCAAGGTCTGGTAAGAGTATCTGACGCTATAGAAGAAGTTGTTTCTTCTACAGAAGAATTTGTTCCACCATCAGAAAAATTTCTTGACGCATTAGAAAAAATAACAGGAGCGACTAATAAAGTTAAAACTGAGATTGAACAATTTGGTATGACAGATATAGAAAAGCAAATTGCTCAATTTGAACAATTAGGAGTAGGTCTTAATGATGAAGAACTTAAAGCGTTTACAAATCAATTAGTTATTTTACAAAAAGAACTTGCTAAACTTGCTGAGTTAGAAACGGGGAAAGAGGGAGCTGAAAAAGCAGCAGAAGAAAGAGAAAAAGAAATACAATATATTGATGATCAAGCAAACGCTTATCGGCGTCTTTATGATGATTTAGATCAACAAAGTACAGACAGTTATAATAATAAGTTATTACTTTTGAATAAAGAGCGAGATGAATACGCAGTATTTATTGATGATAAAATTCTTTTAGATCAATGGTATGCTGAACGAAAGACAGAACTTGATAGAGAAGCAGCTATAGCTTCAGATAATTTTTTTGCTGGTTTTAATGCACAAATGAATCAAATGGGAGAAAATCTGACAACTATGGGAGAAATAGGTCAATTAACGGCTCAAACTATCGGCTCAGCTTTTACTAATGCTATGATGACAATGACTATGGAAGGCAGTAGTTTCAAAGATGCAATGAAAGGTTTTGCATTAGATATAGGAAGAGCTTTTCTAAAAGCTTTAACTGAAATGATTGCTATGCAGATGTTGGCTGCTGCTTTCGGAGTAGGCGGAGGAGGCGGAGGGTTTACAAATCCTATGGCGGTTTTTGGTGCTCCTACTGGAGGAGAAAAAGGATTAGTTCTTAAGAATGGTAAAATTACAGCTTTTGGAAAAGGAGATGTTATAAATAGGCCCACTATATTTCCTATGGCAAATGGAATGGGAATTATGGCAGAGAAAAAACCAGAAGCAGTTATGCCATTAGCCAGAGATGAAAGTGGGAGGCTCGGTGTTCGTGCAGAAGGAGGCGGAGGCACAACTGTTATAAAAATGATGAATATTCTCGATGAATCACTTTTCGAAGATTACCTTGCAACTGGAGATGGAGAGAGAGCTGTCGTAAATATTATGAGAAGGAATCAAGCAGAGACGGAGGTGACTTTGTAATGGCTTACGAAACAGGAGTAATAAGTTCAAATGGTTATGTTGGTGTTCTTGAAGCGTTAAGAGATTTTGTTACAAGAGCTAATTCAATATCTTCAGTCTTAGATCCACTTCCTACAAATACTGGAGGAGGGGATGTTACTGGTATTTCTGCAGATGATGCGGCTCCTACAGAAACTTGGACGCTAACTTGCACAACGGGTGGAGCGACAGGAATATTTTCTGTCGTAGGTTCTATAAGCGGAGCACAAGCAAACGCAACTGTTGGAACTCCATACAATAATGGTATTGTCGCTTTTACTATAAATGACGGAACTCCTGATTTTGTTATAGATGATGATTTTGAATTCACTGTGACTAAAGTGATGGGAACGGAAAAATGGACAGTAAAAAGAGATGAAGATGCAGGTGGGGATAAAGAATTAATTTTAATGGCTCCAGGAAGTGAAGGTAGTGTTGAAGACGAATATTATGTAGGTATAAAAACTGCTCATGGAGATTATTTGGGAGATCCTTATTATATTTGGATGTTGAATGGTTTTACAGGTTATAATTCAGTACAGACTTTTTATGAGCAACCAGGATCAATATCTACAAATTGGCGAGATTTTCCATTGGTCTTACTTGATATTACAGCTTGTCAATATTGGTTCGCTGCTAATGGCCGTAGAGTAACTGGATGTATAAAAGCAGGAACAACTTATGCTCCATTCTATTTAGGACTTCTTCTTCCGTATGGAACTCCTAATACTCTTCCTTATCCGTTAGTTATAGGAGGTTCGGCAGCTTATTATAATGATGCTTATTTAGCAGCTTCTTGCGTTTATCCTAATCATAGAGGTTTTATTGATCCTTATGGGTATAATGATGATTATAATACTAAGAGTTCATTAAAATTGTTTCACGGTGTATGGATTTCATTCGGTAATCATAAGGGAGATGATAATAGATCTGCACAATCTTATGCTCTAAGAATAAATAATGTTTGGCCGGGAGTATATACAAAATATACTTATAGTTCTTATTGGCCGAATGAATTGAAATGGTCATGCGAAAGAAATATAGATGGTACTTATCCTTTGTT